GATCGGGAGATTGAGCGACGTAAGAAAGCGTTTGACGTGCATCTGCAAGACGTGCTAAAACGCGCATGATTGGGTCCGGGCGCACTCCTCGCCAAACCATTGCCCAATTGGGCGACGAGGGGTTGCCCATTTTTTTCGGTGGTGCAGATGGAAAATGAAGCGAGCACATTTGTCTCGGTGCTTCTGCACTCAGGCACTAACGCGCATCTGCTGCATTGGATGACCAACAGCTACGCCGAACACCAAGCGCTTGGCGAATACTATGAAGCCATACCAGATTTGGTCGATCAGTTTGCAGAGGCCTATATGGGTCGCTACGGGCAGTTCAAATCATTCCCTGACGATTACTACTTGCCCACCGACGATCCTGTCGAATATTTCGAGGGAATCAAGTATTTCGTGCAAGACTCCCGAGAGGTTCTTCCTGAAGACACCGAGCTACAAAATCTGATTGATGAGATCGCGCAGCTCATTGACTCAACCCTTTTCAAACTTAAATTTCTCAAGTAAGGCAAATCATGAAATCTAAAGACTCAGCAACAAAACAGCCAGCCGGTTACGGCTACGGTTCTAACGCTAAGGTTCCTGCTGGCGTTGCCGGACAGGACAAGAGCGGCACGCGCTCGGAGCGCATGGTCAACGGCATCGGCATGGGCGAGGCTGACATGGCTGGCAAGGACAAGCAATTCAACACCGGCGTCACGAAAGGCACGTGCTACACGCACGATCGGGTCAGCTATCAGAAATGATTAGACCCCTTCGCAACTTCATTACCGTGCAACCGTCCGTCAGGAAGCTGTCGGACGTGATTCACGTCAACAACCGCGAACCCTTTAACGAGGGAACCATCGTCGCGGTCGGACCCCAAGTCAAGGAAGCTCGGGTTGGGGATCGGATCAAATACGGCAACGGTGACTACCTTAATTGGCCGACTCACAACGTGGCCGGTCAGGACTACCAAATCATTCAAGAGGCCGACGTTTGTGCGGTCGTGGAATAAAGGACAATCATGAGTAATTCGATCGCCACAGGCGTTGCTTACGCCGATCCAGAATTTACGACTTGCTACGTGAGCCAGGAGTTTGGCTACACGCCAGCAGCTCAGGGCGCCGTTACCCAAGCAACCAGCAAATCGACTGCGGTCACGCTCAACAAGAGCATGGGACGCATCACGATGAATAACGCTGCTCTCGCAGGTGGCGCTACCGTCAACTTCACGTTGAACAACAGCACGATCAGCGATAACGACGTTGTGTCGGTAAGTATTTCAGGTGGCGCTACAGCCGGTGCTTATTGGCCCTACGTTGCTGACCAAGCATCGGGAAGCGCAACCATTGGTCTGTACAACAACACCGCCGGCTCGCTGTCGGAAGCTGTTGTTGTGAATTTCGTTGTCATTCACGGCGCGAGCTGATGCCACTCAAGAAATCAACGTCTGAGAAGGCGTTTAAGCAAAACATCAAGACCGAAGTGAAAGCCGGGAAGCCGGTGAAACAAGCGGTGGCGATTGCTTATGCTGAGAAACGCGCAGCGGCGAAGAAAAAGTAATGGCTACAAAGCACGACAAGCCCATTCCCCGGACAACCACGGGGAAGGGCAAGACCTACAACCCGACCGAGAAGGGCGCGGGTATGACTGCGAAAGGTCGTGCTGAGTACAACGCCAAGAATGGCTCAAACCTCAAGCCACCGGCGCCGAACCCTAAGACCGATGCGGACAAGGCAAGAAAAAAGAGTTTTTGTGCTAGAATGGCTCCTGTCGCAGAAAAGTCTGAAGAGGGTAGTCGTGCAAGAGCATCAATGCGTCGATGGAAGTGTTGAAATGTGGGCCGACGTTTCTGGTTATGAGGGTCGGTATCAAGTAAGCACGCTTGGTCGAGTTAAATCATTGGCTCGAATGAGAAAAGGCAAAAGCGATTGTGACGTTCCGATGCCTGAACGAATAATGGCGCTGCACGTAAAAAAAGACACCGGACGTCAGCGTCCCTATGTTGAGGTTCATTTGCGTAACGGTGAAGCACGCTCTGTTTTAGGAAAGCAAAAGTTGGTTCATCGACTTGTTGCCGACGCATTCATAAAGCGTTTGGAGCCAGGCGAACAGGTGGACCATATCAACGGAGTTCATAACGACAATCGAGTAGAAAATCTCCGTGTTATGAAAACTGTTGAGCACGCACGATTGCATCCAATTGTTTTGAATCCGTTAGAAAGAGATCAAACAACGGGAAGGTTTCTTGCTAGAGTTTGAATGCAATTAAGCCCTCATTTTTTCGCCTATAAAAGATGATTCCTCCGCACGTTCCTACTGACGCATCGAAAGCCAAAGTCGAGCAGACTGCTGGACTCGGCTTGCCGCAGGATCAGATCGCGGCTCTTATCGGCATCAGCGCTCCCACGCTGCGTAAGTATTACGAGGTCGAGCTGGCCGTTGGCAAGGCTAAAGCCAGCGCTTCCATTGCCGACACGCTTTACAACAAGGCGATGGCTGGCGACACCACGGCGATGATCTGGTGGTCAAAGGCTCAGATGGGTTGGGGCGAGCGCAATACGACCGTGCTGAGCAATCCAGACGGCTCGCCGGTTGAGGGCATCAAGGTCACATTCGTTAAGCCAAGTGAATGAGCTTGACTATGCCGTATCAAACGCCGAGTTTCCTGAGAAACTTTCGGTTCTTTTTGACAAGCATCGGTATAAGGTAACCTTCGGCGGTCGAGGCGGCGGCAAGTCCTGGGCGATCGCTCGAGCGCTGCTCATCATCGGTGCGTCAAAGCCCACTCGCATTCTCTGCGCACGGGAATTCCAGACGTCAATCCGTGATTCGGTGCATAAGCTGTTATGCGATCAGATCGAAACATTGCGATTGCATGGGTTCTATGAAATAACCCAGAACTCAATCCGAGGTCGAAATGGCTCGGAGTTTTTCTTTGTTGGCTTAAAGAATAACGTCACCAACATAAAATCATTCGAAGGTGTCGATGTATGTTGGGTCGAAGAAGCCAGCTCAGTTTCTCGGATGTCATGGAATGTGCTAATCCCGACAATTCGTAAACAGGATTCAGAGATCTGGATCAGCTTTAATCCGGAGCTTGAGACTGATGAAACGTATCAACGCTTTGTCGTTCATCCTCCTAGCGATTGTGTGGTCACTAAGATCAACTGGTCCGACAACCCTTGGTTCCCCGAAACTTTAAGAGCAGAGAAGGACGCGCTTAAAGAGCGGGACATCGAGGCTTACAACACGGTCTGGGAGGGCATCTGCCGGCAGACTGTCGACGGTGCTGTGTTTGCCAGGGAGATGCAGGATGCCGAGCTTCAGGGACGCATTGGACGGGTTCCATTCGATCCTAGCAAGCCTGTCCACGCCGTGTTTGACTTGGGATGGTCTGACGCAACGGCAATCTGGTTCTTGCAGTTTGTCGGTATGGAAACGCGGCTGCTGCGTTACATGGAGGACAATCAAAAAACAATCAGCTATTACCTAGCGCAATTGCAGACGTTTGGATACCATTACGACACGTTGTGGCTTCCGCACGACGCTGAGAACAAAACGCTTGCTGCTGCTGGTAAATCTATTGAGGAGATTGTCAGAGCGGCGGGATACAAAACCCGGATCATTCCAAGGGTTCCAATTGCTGACTCTATCAATGCTGCGCGAACTATTTTCAACAACTGCTGGTTCGATCGGGATAACTGCGCGGAAGGTCTTGCCTGTCTGCGCCACTATCGCTACGAGGTCGACCCAGACACAGGTGGATTCTCAAAGACACCACTTCATGACCATTTTTCGCACGGCGCAGACGCATTTAGATACATCGGACTGATGGTCAACGAGCCTAAGTCACGCAAGAAACAACAGACGTTTACGTTACCTACGAACTGGATGAGCTAATCATGGCGAGCTATCAAAACGACGGCGAAGATTCACGCATTGCAAGCGCGATGCAATTCCTCCGGCTGGCGTCCGAAGCCGATAGCGTCAACCGTAGCGACGCGCTAGACGATCTGCGCTTTGTCTCAGGCGACCAATGGCCGGTGGAGATCCAGAACAGTCGGAACCTGGAAGCTCGACCCTGCCTAACGATCAATAAGCTCGATGCTTATTGCCGGCAGATCGCCAACCAGCAGCGCCAGCAGCGTCCACGGATCAAGGTGCATCCGTGTAACAGCTACGCAGACAAAGAGACAGCCGAGGTTGTCGAGGGTATCTGTCGGCACATTGAGATCAACAGCGACGCTGATAGCGCTTACGACAAGGCGTTTGAGTACGCTGTCAGGATGGGTTGGGGCTACTGGCGTGTCGTGACCGATTACGTGTCTCCTGAGTCGTTTGATCAGGAGATCTACATCGAATCAATCGAAAATCCGTTCAGCGTCTACTTCGATCCAAACAGCACAGCTCTAGACGGCTCAGATCAAGAGAAATGCTTGATCACGACGATCATGAGCAAGGAGAAGTTTCGGGATCTCTACCCAGACGCCGACGATGGCGGCAGCTTTAGCGCTCGAGGTGGTGGTGACAGCAACCCTGAGTGGGTGACCAAGGAAGACATTCGGATTGCCGAATACTTCTATGTTGAGCGCACGCCGGCAAAGCTCTATTTGCTAAACGACAAATCGCGTCTGTTCAAGGACCAGCTCCCGAGCAAGGAGTTTATGGCTGCGAATGGTCTTGAGATCGTTGGCGAGCGTGACAGTTATAAGCGCGTGGTCAAGTGGTGCAAGCTCACCGCGATGGAGATCTTGGAAGAACGGGATTGGCCTGGTAAGTACATCCCTGTCGTGCCGGTCTACGGTGGTCGGATCGTGATTGACAGCAAGTCAATCAAATACGGTCTGGTGCGCTATGCCAAAGACCCTCAGAAAATGTACAACTTCTGGCAGACGAGCATGACCGAGGCGATTGCGCTCGCACCAAAAGCAAAATGGCTTTTGGCAGAAGGGCAAGACGAAGGTCACGAGACTGAGTGGGCGGCAGCAAATATCAAGGCTGCGCCGGTGCTGCGATACAAGCAGACCGACATTGAAGGCCGGATGGCGCCGGTCCCGACGCGCTTGCAACCCGAACCTCCTCCTGCTGGAATCATGGCCGCTGCTGAGTCGGTCAGCAACGATCTGCAACAGGTCGTTGGCGTCTTTGATCCAAGCCAATTGCCGACCGGCAACATCAGCGGTAAAGCGCTGAATGGTCAGCAGCAGCAAGTGGATATGACGAATTATCACTACTACGATAATTTGACCAAATCCATTGCCCAGACTGGTCGGATCATCCTGGATCTGGTGCCAAAGATCTATGACTCCGAGCGCGTGATGCGAATTATCGGCGTCGATGGCAAGCCAGACTTGATTACCATCAATGAAGCCACCCAAGTTGGGCGCGTCTTGAACGACGTGACGGTTGGTGAGTACGACGTCTCGATGGACACGGGTCCTGGCTACGCATCACGGCGCATCCAAGCAGTCGATGCAATGATGCCGCTCATCGGTTCAAGCCCAGAGCTGTTCCAAGCTGCCGGTGATCTGGTATTCCGACAGATGGATTTCCCTGGTGCTGAGATCATTGCCGACCGGCTGGCAGCGGTGAACCCGTTGGCGCAGATTGATGAAAAATCAGACGTGCCGCCACAGGTCCAGATGCAGCTCGCACAAGCCAAGCAGCAAATGCAGATGATGCAGCAGCAAATGCAAGCGATGCAGCTCGAGATCAACAATCGCGGTCAAGTGGCGCAGATTAAGGAAGAAGGCGCCAACAAGCGCAAGCTCATGGAAGTCACGGCAAAGGCTCATAACACCGAGACAATGGCCGAGGTCAGGGTTAATGACCAGAACACTCGGTCGATTACGAGTCAAAATAAGACCGAGATTGATGCTTTGGTTAACCTGCTAATCCACAATATGCCGATCGACGCATTGGCTCGAGAGATTGAGCGTCGCAATGCCGAGCAGATGATGGCTGCGACCTATGCTGTGCAGGACGTCGACCAAGGGCAAAACCCGTTTATGCAATAGTCTTTGACACAGAGCTAAAAGCGGGTTATATAAGCGCAATCGTACCGGCGCGTTTCACCGGGTAAATCCGTGGGTAACCATGTCAGAACCAAGAGAAACGACTACGGTCGTGACGTCAGAGAATCAGGCCGAATTTTTTGCACAGAAACTGGGCTTAGCTCCCGAAGGTGAGATTGAGGCTGCTGAAGAAGCAGAGCCAGTCGAATCAGAGGTTGAGAATGAGCCAGAAGCAGAAGATGAAGCACCAGCCACAGAAAACGAAGGTAAACCGAGCAAGCTAAAAGCGCGGTTTTCAGAGCTAACCAAGCAACGCGAACAGGCCAGGGCAGACGCTCAGCGTGAACGCGAAGCCAGGGAAGCGCTGGAAGCACGGCTACAGGCTTTGGAGCAAGGACAGGCGCCGAAACAGGCTCCTGTTGCTGATGCCAAGCCCACGCCGGATCAATTCACGGATGCTTTTGAATACGCAGAAGCATTGGCTGAATATAGCGCTGAGAGAGCACTTAAAGAGCGGGATCGGCAGGATCAGGAAAGGAAAGCGCAAGAGCAACAGGCGAAAGTTGTACAGACTTGGACCAAACGGCTCGAAGCGGCAAAAGCTGAGATTGACGATTTTGATGAGATGGTGGCGTCAAGCGATGTCGTTGTACCGAATCACATTCGGGACGCGATACTAGAGTCAGACGTGGGACCGCAAATCCTGTATCACCTTGCATCAAATCAAGATCAGGCCAGAACCTTTAATGATTTGACGCCGGCTCAAGCGTTGAGAGCTATTGGCAAGCTGGAAGCAAAGTTTGAGAAATCTGAAACTAGCAAGCCCGAGCGATCTGTGGTAAAAAGCAAGGCACCAGCCCCGATC